GCCATTCTTAATATTTGAATTTCTCCACAAACAGAACAAACAAGACTACCATTAGTCGTCTTGTGAATGAAATCTTCACTTGTTCCGTCACAATATTCTCCTTTACAATTTTGTATAAATTCCATCTTGTCCATGTAGAGTCTATTCATCTTATACTATAATAATTTGAAAATAATAAGAAAATTTTTACGCTTTCTTCACTTTTGAATATTAGGATCCCACCAAATTGTTCTATTATGAGGACCAAGTTCTGCTACAATACTAGGGTTATCTTTTTGAGCATAAGCTTTTAAATTAAAAGTATACTCTCCTTTATCTTCATAAATTCCTTTATACGTTCTCACAGAAACTCCATTTGAAAGATAACTTGCCATTGCTATTCTACATGCATTCTCATAAATCTTGATAATTTCAGAATTAGACACTTCTTTAAGGGTTACCCAAGGATTTATTTTTGATGCGTATAAAATTTCTGAAAGTAAGTAATTTCCTATACCTGAAGTGTATCGTTGATTCATAAGAAATTTACACACATTCATTTTTTGACTTTTCTTTCTGAAAATGTGAAAAAAATCTGTTATTTCTAAATTCTCCAACCAACTAGGTCCTATTTTATCTAATTTTTTTTTTAATTTTTCATTTGAAAAACAAAACTTTAAAGTTCCAAAACATCTAGTGTCTGTAAAGAAAAAATTTCTACCCCCTTTAACAATAAATTCTTGATGACTGTGTTTCTCTTTAATAAATCCCCATTGACCTGACATACCTAATGTATTCCACATTGTAAAATTATCAAATTGAAACCAAATAAATTTTCCTTTACAGTGTACACTTTTAAGTAAGCATGGAAATTTAATTTTATCAAATCCTTCTGGTGGTCCATGTCTTAGGTATCTCCCACTGTTAATTTTAATACCTTCTATAATACATACATTATCTGTAACATATTTATTGAGTTGGTCAACTACGTGTTTAACTTCTGGTCCTTCAGGCATACTAATTGTAATAGAAAACATTCTTTAAATATTTTTTATTAAAATTATTATTAAACTACCCTAGTCTTCTGTTTTAGGAGCAAGACAAAATTTTAATGAACCTAAATTAGCTACTGAATAAAGTAGAATAAGAGGATAATTTTGTCTGATGAAAATTTCAATGGTACTACAAAGGTTAGTAGATTTTGTAAAAAGATTAATGTATTTTAAATCAAATTCTCCTTCTACTACTTTATTTTCTTCCATTTGTTTAGAAAATGTTAAACCATTAACAGTTTCTCCAATTTTAATACTTTGTTCTGCAAAGTCTCCTTTAACTGAGAGGACAAACTCTCCGTTAGTACTTGTTATTTTTAATATATTATGTAGTGGTAACATATCTCTACATAATTTTTGGAAATCATTACTTTGCATGGTAATAACACTGTCAAATTCCACATCAGGTATTTGAATAACATCTTCATTGATGTCTAGAAGATTAAGATAAGAAACTATTTGCATTCCTTTATCTTTATTATCAATCTGAATACCTAAACGATTAGGATCAGATTTTTTAATGAACATACAAAGTGTATCATTGGTTCCTATAGTTTTTAATAATTTAAAAAGACTTAACATATTCACCCCAACTTGTTGAGTTCTTTCACAAACCCACTCTTCAAAACTTGAAGCAACTAATTTAAGATGTACTAATGCTACTTTAGTACCATCCATAGCCATAATTTTAATTCCATTTTCGTGAAATGTCATATTGACATCATTTAATACTTCCTTTAATGCTTCTACTAATGTTCTTATTGCAGAACTTTGAACTGTTTTAAAATATACTGTATACTCGCTCATTGAATTATTAAATGATAAGTATTTATTTTTTTAAACGATTTACTTAGTGTTAAAAACTAAGCTAGATAAAGAAAAAGATGTGTTCCATATTATTTTTTCATCTTTTTTATATTTAATGGTATGTTCTTTATCGAATTGATCAATAATAACAAGGTCTGTGTATTTATCTTCTGGGTATTCAACAAATACATCTTTAATTAAAGTATCTTTGATATTTTCTTTGTCTGTATAAAAATTATGTTTAGGGCCACTGTAATTCATAATAATATCTTTACAATCTTCTTGTTTTTCTTTATTTTCTTTTAATTTCAAATAGCTTGTTTTAATTTTTTTCTCAGTTGCTGGGTGTTTTTCTATTTCTTCTGGTGTATAAACTGGGAATACAATTTTATTAGTGTACATTACTGAATAAATCTCATTATTCATCCAATAATTAATTTGAACATAATCTCCTTCTTTATCTAATTTTTTAACATTAACATTTTCATCTCCTAAATATTCTTTAATATTATTGTATTTATTGGTAATTTCAAATGAATCATTTTTTTTGACAAGGAAAATATCTTCTATTTCATTGTCTTCTGGTTTCCTGATTTCTATTTTTTCTTTTTCTGGAAGATGAAAAGTATCAGTTATAAATTTGTTGATACAATCCCTATAACTCTTAGATAACATTTGATAAATAAAAAAAGTACTTACTGCTGCGAAAATATACATGATATTAATAATATACATATTTTTTTAAGTAATAAACTTTATTTAAAGAAATATCCATAAAATACATAATGACTGAACCAGTCAAAAAAAAGAGAGGTCGTAAACCGAAACCAAAACCTGAGAATGAAGTACCTAGGGTTAAGAAAAAAAGAGGAAGAAAACCAAAACCTAAAACTGAACCTGAAGTTCCTAAAGTTAAGAAAAAAAGGGGTCGTAAAAAAAAATGTGATATAGATGCTTTAAATAAAATAACAGGATATTCTAATATAGGGGAAAGTATTGATATGGTAGATAATAAAATAAATTTTTCAGAGTGTGATAACAATTTAGATGAGAATCTTCCATCTCAAAAAATATCTTTTGGTAATCTTTCTATTATAGTTCAAAATGCAAAAAAAGATGATCCTAAAGAAATACAGAAAAAGTTTTACACTACTGATACTAATACTCATTCACATATTGTTCAAGAAAAGAAACAAATTTGTTCTTTAAATTTTTCAGATTCAGAAGAAGAATCTGACTCAGAAGATGAATACGAAAAAAAGAAAAAAAAAATTCGTCTTCCTAAGAGAATAAACAAAGACATTAAATTTATAGGTATTATGAAACATTATGAAAACATTAATGATTCAAAAGGAAAAGACGTACCAAAAAAAACTAATTTATTGTGTTGGTATTGTAGTCATTCCTTTAAGACTCAACCTTTATTTCTACCTATTAAAAAAAATAAAGATAGATATAAAGTATGTGGTAATTTTTGTAGTTGGGGATGTATTAAAGCTTATTCTACCAGGAATTGTCAAGGTAAATATAATAATTTATTACAAACATATTTTAAAGAACTTACTGGTGAAACTTTTTTAATTAAATCTAATCCTCCTTTTCCTATGTTAAAAGCATTCGGTGGAAATATGACTATCACTGAATATAGAAATATTTCACCCGAAAAATTTTATATAATTATGAAACCTAATATTTATTATACTAGGAATACTGTTGTAAGGTTAGAAAGCTATTAGCATTATTAATAAAAGAATTATCATACAAATAGCAAATGTTATAACATAACAAAGACATTCTTGTATTGTTTTAAGATTGTTTAATATAAAATTTCCTTTACCAAAATATTCTCTTCTGTTTAAAAAGAAAGGTTTATTAGTTACTACGTTATTCTGTCTAACATAATTATTTTTACACGCGACTGGCCAAGGGTATCTTGGAGTACTACTAGTACTCGTATTAGAATTATTCATCATATTAATCATATTTTGTTTGTACTGTCTACTATTTTTTACTTGATTAGAATAGGTTGGGACATTGGCAGCTTTATTTTCATATACGTCATTATAATGATTATGAAAGGCAACATCTAATGGAGCTGGCATTATCTAAATAGTTAAAATATTTTTTTTTTCGTAATTTTATTTAAAAAATTAAATAATTATTAATTAAATGTCTTCCAAAAAGAAAAAAGGTACAAAGAGGATAAAAGTTATAGAATACAGAACTCAAGAAAATAGAAAAAATGAAGTAAAAGAACTTATAAAAGAACTCACTAAATTTGAACTAAACATGAAATATGAACCTGTACAAAAACTGTACAAAGAATTCAAAAAATACATTGATACTGGAGAAAGGATAATTATTAACATTCCTTTTCCAATGATTAATAGAAGAATTAAAGGAGTTTTATCTAACACTGTTAATGAAAAAGTGACAATTGCATTAAAGCATGAAAAATTTTAAGATTTTTTATACTTACTAGCTGTTTTTTTAAGATCTTCAAATACTAATGATTGTTTATCTTGTTGTGTCTTAGCTAAATTTTTAAATTGTTCATTTAATTCCTCATCATCTTCAATTTCTTCACTTCCACTACTACTACTTTCTTCTTGTTCTTGTCTCCAATCAATAAAAATTACACCATGACTAATAAGATTAGCTTTGAATCCTTTTTTTATTAGTATTCTACAAATTTTTGATCCTAATACATTTGCATCATAAAGTGGAAATCCAAACATTATGTTAGGTATTTCAAAGGTACAATATTCTTTATCTTGAACTGCATAAAACTCTATTTTTTTCTTAATTTTTTTCATTATTTGTTTGATTACTTCTTTTTTTCTTTCATTCTTATGTTTTTTTATTTTTACGATACTATTAACGTTAAAGTCACTCATCTTAAAAATAATAAAACATTTTTTTAAACGATTATTCTCGCACTATAAAAACATTTTTGTCCCTAGGGGTTGGTAATTTAATACCTATACAATCCTTTCCAGGGTTTTCAACATCCCACCACTGGTCTCCAATAGTCATAATAAGTTTACACTGTTTACTTAATTTTTCTCTGAGTTGTTGTTTAAATTTAATATTAGTACCTTTATATTTGTCACAGTATATTAAATCATAGGGGATATTGTACGCATTAAGATTAGCTATTGTAGCTTTTTCACTACTAGGTGGTCTAGCTGTTATTATAATTATGACGTACCCATTTTTTTTAGCTAATCTAGCTACATTACACATTTGTTCGATAGGTGGTAAATAAAAAATAGGTTCTCTATTATTTGTATATTCTACCACATTTATTTCAAATGGTTTGTATGGCCTAGTGTAAACTAGGGTATCATCAAAATCAAAAACTATAGTCCTATTTTTCACTCTTTTATTTTGTAATATTTGTTTTTTACAAAAATTTTCAACCTTTTTAAGATCTTTGATATACAATCCTTTTTCTGGATAACCTTTATAATAATTAACATTACTTATTTTCTTTCTATTAATACTTTTAAAATTTTCTTTTCTTGGAATACATATTAATAAAAATAAACATAGTATCAGTATACATAAAACAAAATCATTGTTTTCCATTATTACTAGTTACGTACATTATTTTTCAGTCCTAAAAGCGAAATCTTTTAATATTTCATCCTCTGCTTCTCTAAAAGCTACTTTCTTTTTTTTACCCTTTTTCCTTCTTCTTCTTCTTTTCTTTTTCCCTAGTGTAATACTTATTTCTTTAAAATCTCCAGATTCTTTATCAGATTCTTCTACTGATTCTTTATCGCCTAAAATGTTATTTAATTCTTGTTCAATATCATTTAATAATTTTTCTTCAACTTCTTTGTCTTTTGTTTTGGATTCTTCTTTATTTTTTAATAGTTCTTCTTCCCCTATTTCAACATGTTCATATTCTGATTCATATTCACTGAGGCTATCAACACTATCTTCACTAATATTCCTTTTTCTTCTCTTTTTTTTACCTCTTCTTTTTTTCTTTTTGGTTACACTAGAATAAGTAGGTTTTTCTAATTGAGAAATACTTCCACTAGATACTTTTTTCTCAATTGTACAAAAATTTACACATAAACCTTTTGTTACCATATCATAATGCATATTAAATATTCCATTATTTCCCCATGATTCCCCTCTAGAATCCATAATTTTCAATATTTTCTTTTCATCGTTGTAACCAATAATCAATCCTGTTCTTCCACCTAATAATTTCCCTCTAGATTTTGGAGGAACTAGAGGGTCTATTGTAGTATTCCAATTAGGATCGTCATATTGCTTTGGGACAGAAAATCCACAGATTATAGGTCTTCTTAAAGTTAAACAAGCTTTAATTTGTGTAAGGTCTGGTTTAATAATTTTGTATATGAATCCTTTAAAATTTTTTGATTCTTCATAAACTTCACTATTAGGTACTTCATTTAGTTTAACGGTGTTGTAATTTTCTTGAATACAAACACCTATTTTATTTAAACAATTTATAGTATCTCTAATGCCCACGAAAGAGTCATAATTTTCTTTTCCTTCAAGATATCTTGTGTTATAGTATAAAAAAGAAGGTGAAGCATTAAATCTATTACCAGATACTCTTTCTTCTTCAAAATTTATAGCAGAAGCAACAGTACATGAAGAATTCATTCCTGTATTTCTATCATCATAATAATTATGAAAATATTTACCAAGATTTATTTTATGTTCTATTCTATCGATAACGTGTTCTGGAAAATCTACAACATGGTCTCTATTATCAGGTAAATCTGGTTTCCACCCAAATTTTGAAGGTCTAATATGAGAAGCATTTTGTCGAGTTTGGTTATTACCCATTATAAAATTATACAATATAAAAAAAATATTATAAATGACGCAAAATGCGTTTCTACTCTATATAGAAAAAATTAGTTAATACTAATGAAGATAGTTTCCTTTGACGTGGGTATTAAAAATTTAGCATTTTGTATAGTAGATGAAAAAGAAAAAATAATTAAATGGGAAAATATAAATCTTTCAGATTCTCCCATAAGAGGAGATAAACAAATAGCTCTGATATGTGAACTTGATAATAGACCATGCTTGTTAGATGTTGATATTGTTCTTATTGAAAAGCAACCAAGGTTTAACCCTACGATGAGAGTAATGGGTGGATGTATTAAAACTTATTTTTTAATGAGGGGAGTTATTGATAACAGTAAAAAAATGAAAGTTTTGGAATATAGTCCTAAACATAAATTACAATGTTATGAAGGACCTAAGGTGGAAGTTACAGGTTGTAATCAGTACGTCAAAAATAAAAAATTATCGATAATATATTGTAGAAAAATGATAAAATTTGAAGAACAGAAGTTTATTGATTTATTTAATGTTTCTAAGAAGAAGGATGATTTAGCAGATAGTTATCTACAAGGAATTAGTTATTTGAGGTATAGTTTACAAAAGAAAACAGGAAAAATAGTAGCTAGGAAACCTACTAAGAGGCAAATTAAATATCATAAATTTTCTAAATCTAACTTAAAATATTTAGGGCTAGAGATTATTAATAAACCTGTTGTAAAAGACATTTCTCATTTTTTTGGTCAAGTTGAAAAAACTAAGAAAGAGCTATTAGAAGAATGGATTGAAAGTGATAAATGGATAAAAAAAAATATAGATAAAAATTATGATAATATAGAATTATATATGAAAGACCTTAATCTTTAAAAATATTAACAAATTGTTCTTTGTTATTTATAAGAGTATTTTTATAAACTTTTCTTAAATTCCAACCAAGAGCAATTTCATTTTTATTATCATCTATACAAGCTAGTAAAGTACGAAGACTTACCCATTGGATGTCAGTTTTTTCGAGTATATATTCATTAACCTTAATATATTTAAGGTAATCTAAAGTTTTTATAAAAGATTTTCTCATATTTTCATTAAAATCTATTTGAATGACATACATATAATAAGGTGAACCATTTAGTGTTTTACTTTTTATTAAAAAATAATTTCTTTCATTTGAAAGAATTTCTCTCAAGTATTTTTTTTCTATAACAGAATTATAAGTTTCTTCATAAAATTCTCTTATGGCAGTTTCTTTTGCATCTTGGTTATCCTTTACTTCTACTCTTCCTCCAAAATCAGACCATGATAATTGACGATCTTTTCCTAAAAGAAAATATACATTTCCTTTATTATCTTTTCCATAAGGAAGTATACCTGCACTGTAAATGTTACTCTTTTTATTCCAATTGTTATTATTCCAGTTATTGTATTTCCTAGGAAATCTTCTATTGAATGTTTGTTTCATAATTAATTAAATAAATCATTTTTTTTTGATAGTATGAACGTTAAAATACTTAAAAATTGCGTTTCGTATAATAGTATAAAATACTAGCTATTAATAATGAGTGATATTAAACTAGTGAAAGGAAATAAAAAAAAATCAGTAAAAGTTACTGGACCTTCTGTATTAAAAGGTGTGTCCTATAGTTCAGATAGTGACGAAACCGTAGATATGGAAAGACCTAAAAAACAAAAGAAATATAGAAAAAGAAAAGATAAATCTTCTGATAGAAATCAAATTTTTAATTCAAATTTTGCTAATTTAGCTAATACAAGAAAAAGTTTACCCCAACAACAACCAGATATTCAAGAAAGTGAATATACTGGCAGTGAATCTGATATAAGTAGTCAGTATAGCGCTTCAGTTAGTTCTAAAAGTTCTAAAAGCTCTAGAGGTTCTAGGAGAAGTAGAAAAAACAAACAAAACTTTTTTGCTCAACCTTCAAGTGTTCCTACACAGCCATATATGTCTAGTTCAGAAAGAGATAAAGAAAAACAAAAAATGTTATTAAAACTTTACGAATATCAAACAAAAGGTGTTAAGCTTTCTAAAAGATTTACACCAGAATCTACCTATGAAGAAGTTAAATTAGAATATGATATGCAAAATAAGATGTTATCAAATCGTTCTGCTGTAGCTTTCTCTAGGAAAATGCTTATGGCAGCTGTAACTGGATTAGAATATATGAATGGGAGATTTGATCCATTTAATATTAAATTAGATGGATGGTCTGAATCGGTAATGGAAAATATAGGAGACTATGATAAAATATTTGAAAGATTAGCTGAAAAATATTCAGGAAGAGGTGAAATGGCACCTGAATTAGAATTAATGTTTAGTTTAGCTGGAAGTGCATTCATGTTCCACTTAACTAGTAGTTTCTTCAAGAGCTCTAGTGGAGGAGGAATCGAAGGTATGATGAGAGGAATGATGAACCCAGCAATGATGAAAGGAATGATGGGAGGAATGAATAGAGGCACAGAAAATCCAAATGCACCAGGAGGTCCTCAAATGGCAGGACCCAATTTTGATGTAGGTAATTTAATGAAGAATATTATGAGTCAAACTAAAGACATGATGAATAGTCCAAACTTTAACATACCTCAACAACAACAACGAACTCAACCAGATATTCAAGAAATACCAAGTGTACCTAATCCTATGAAAAGACCTTTAAGTACTCAACAAGCTTCTTCAGTTGTATCTGACGGAGAAGATAGATTTTCCATAGCTGATACTGCAATGTCTGATGAAAGTGATATTAAAAGTGTTACTATAGCTGATGGTAAGGGTGGTAAAAAATTAGGAAGATCAATTAAAATTTAATCTTCTCCTCTAGCCCCTTTAAATTTAGCTTTTAAAGCAGCTGCTAAAGGATGAGCACTATGTGTACTTCTCCTTCTGATATGTTCTTCAGTATCTACATTTTTAGTAGGTTTTGAAGAAGGTTTCTTTTTTTTAGTTATATTAATTCCATATTTTTTTTCAAGTTCTTTTGTTGCAATGTTTTTTTTTATTTTTTGTTCTTCTATAATTAATGATATTTTATTATGTTCTTCCATTAATTTGTGATACTCTTGAAGATATTTAGTTTCATTTTTTAATTCTTCTATTTTTTTATTTTTATTTTCATTTTCTTTCCTTTTCTCTTCATTTTCCAATTTTTTATTATAATCATCTTCAGCTTTTTTTATATTTTTATTTACATTGTCTATTATTTTATTAAATTTTTTCAAATTTGAACCCATATCATTTAACATTATGCCGAAATCTTGATCAAAATTTGATATTTTTTTAATGAATTCTTCTTGTTTTGCTTTTTGTGTCTGTACAGTATTAAATATTTCTTTTATTTTTTCACAACTATCTTTTAACTGATTTAGTATCTCATCTGGATATATTTGGGTTGTAGACATATATTAATAATAAATATATTAATAATTCGTTTAAACTATTTAAAAATATTTATTTATTATGTTTATAATGAGCGAAAAGAAATCCGTAGAACAACAAACACAACCTGAACAAGTAGGGATTACATTAAATGATATTGCTAATGTCGTTAGAATTATCGACGTAGCATCCCAAAGAGGAGCTTTTAGGGGTGCTGAATTATCACAAGTAGGGACTGTACATGATAGACTTATGAAATTTTTGGAAGCTAATCAACCAAAACCAGCAGAAGATGGTAAACCAAAAGCAACTGATGACGAATCAAAGGGGGATGAAGTAGATAAATTAGACTAATTTAAAAAAATGACTTAACATATATTTAATTTAAATATTAATTAAGTTTTTTTATATAAAAAAGAGTATTTATAATTAATAATGCTAGATACTATTTATTTCAATGGAGGTTCTGTAAGAGGTATAGGATATATAGGATGTTTACAATATCTTGTAAATAAAGGATTGTTAGAAAATATTAAAACAATGAGAGGAACTAGTATGGGTGGATTAGTTCTTGCATTTTATTTAATAGGTTATAAACCAACAGACATGATTAAAAAATTATCGAATAGTAATTTAACAAGTATTTTTGACATTGAATTAAGAAATGCTTTTAATAGAAGTTCGATATTAAAAGGAAAAGGAATTGAAAAATTTATTAGAAAGTTTATGAAATACAAGAAATGTAAAGACATTACTTTCTTAGAACTTTATAAAAAAACAGGTATTCATTTTACAGTTACCGGTAGTGAATTACTAAAATATAATTGTGTTAATTTTAACCATGAGACAGAACCAGATATGAAAGTTTTAACCGCTTTAAGAATAACTTCTGCTATACCATTCGTATTTCCACCTATTAGGTATAAAGACGGATTGTATACTGATGGATGTTTATTTGATATGTTTAATCAAAATTACAAACAGGATAGTTTATTGTATGTAACTTTAGAATCTTCTGAAATAGATACTAGTAATGGTACACCAGTACATATTTTTGCGTCCTTAGTTTTAGGTGGAGTTGTAAACTACTTAGACAATATTATGAGACAAAATTGTAATAATTCTCTAATTTTACAAATAGATAGAAAAATATCAAACGTAGATTTCAATATAGATAATGATACAATTGTAACATTATTTAATCAAGGTTATAATTCTACTCTTTCTTACTTTGATGAAAGAAAGTCTCAAGAGAACATTTCTTAGGAGTTTCTTTATATTTTTTATTTTTACTTTCTATATATTTCATATATTTATGTTGTTTTAAAATTTTCTTTTGATTTTTAGTTGTTTTTACTTCTTTTCTTTTTTCTTCTTTCTTTTTGTATAAACAAGAAAGATCAAAGTCTTCATCTGATGAATATTCTATATCTGACATGTATTTATATTCATTAGATATTTTCCATTTAAGTTTTCTATATCCTTTTGTAGTCTTTGTACTATATTTTTTATTATCCATTATAACATTTACTAAAACACCTTTATTAATGCATTCATTAATTGTATATTTGAGAGTAGTATCATAATCTTTGTTACCGAAACAAACTACTAAACCAATAGGTACTATATTTAACATTCTATCTATTGTTTCTTGAGTATCTTTTTTTATAAATGCACATCTTAAATTATTATTAAGACAATATCTTTTAATTACACGTCCTATAAAATCATTTTTACAATATAAAATATAATTAGATTTAATATTATTTTTTAAGTATTCTTCTATTTTTTGTTCATTATTATAATCTTTATGACATAAAAAATACACGTACATATAATTCATAATATTTTCTTTTTTTTATATTCTAAACCTTCAAATATTTTTTCAGTATATTTAAAAGATTCAAAAGGATTATCTTCAAATGTTTTTGTATTTTTCCAGTAGATATAAATACATAAAGAATCAGCTATATCATGTTTTCTTATTAAGTTAGAATATCTTTCATATTTTTCTAAATATGGCTTAGCGAATTCAATAGTTTTTATTTTTCTATTATTATAATCTAGATGATCTATTTCTATGTATTTATGCATTTTAATTGGAGAAATAAGAACACATTTTTTATTAAAATGATATAGTATAATTTCTTGGACAGCTACAATTCCTGAAAAAGGTTGTCTTTCTATAAGGATGAAATCTGCTGCTTTAAAATAAGCAATATTTTCAAATAAATTTTTCATATAAACAGCAATACATTTTTGTTCATTTTCTTTCCTTAAACTAGTGATGTCAATATTATCAAAATCCTTCAATTCTTCATTATCCCAAAAAGTGAAAGCAAAATTAATAATACCTATATCAATAGATAGAACTTTCATTACATATTATTAATATTATTTTTTAAGTACGTTCTCTGATAAATAACCCATTGGAAACTCCTTGTGTATTTCCAATTTTTCTTTTGAATTTGTAACGTAATGTTCAATCGTGTTAAGAATGCTTTGATGACTAACTATAAGTATATTTAAATTCGTATCATAATATCTAATTAAAAGTTTAGTACAAAAATTTTTAACTCTTTCTTGAAGATCTTTTAAAATTTCATAGAAAGGAATATTAGATAAAACAGGAATATAATCTATGTTAATTATTTCTAAGAAGTCAACTGGATGAGACATTCTCTCTTTTGATTCATTATATGGATATTCTCCTAAAGCACAATCAATATTAATAAATTTATTATTTTTTAAACAAAAAGGTTCTATTGTTTGAATACATCTTATAAAAGGACTGGAAAAAATTTTATCAATATTCAACTTTTCTAACTGTTCTATTTTATCTAAAGAATTTTTTTTACCATTTTCTGTCAATTCTGTATAAAACCCAGTTTCTTGTGGTCTTTCTTCATGCCTTAGGAGAAATAATTTCATAATATAATAAAATATTTTAAAAATATTTAATTACATAAAGAAAAAATATCATTATTAATTAAGGAGGAATGTATAAACTAAATTATATATTAAAACAATTGGATGACTATAAATTACCCGATTTACAAAAAAAAGGGAAAAGTCTTAAGATAAACAAGTGGTATAAATTACGAAAAAAAGTTTTACTTGAAACTATTAAACAAGAATTAGCTTCTAAAAAAATACAAAAAACTTTTAGAATTTATAAAGGTATGTATTCAGATTTATGCCCTATTTCTTTAAAATCTGTAAGTTATCCCTGTTGGATGTTTAAAACAAACACAAAATGTGTGTATTATAATCTTGTAGATTTAGTTCAATATCTAACAGTAAGTGGAAATTTTAGAGACCCAATGACTAGGGTAGAATACTCTAATAAAGACTTGACATCAATGGATACTACTATGGCTAATATGAAAATGAAACATAAAAGCCTTGTTTCTCTTAAGAAAAACCCAGATTTTTACAGAAGAAAAAAAATGAGAGAAGAAACAATAAATACGATAAGTGACCAGATAAGAGAAATAATATCTCTTATGAGAGACAAAATCGAAGATATCCCTAGAACTACACAACTAGATATGGAACTTAATTTAAATTGTGTTTTTTACCCTAATCTTAAAACTCTCTTCAGAAATTTATCAAATCGTTCAAGAAGAAAATGTAAAGAAAGTTTCGAAGATTCAACAGAACTTATCTTAACTACAAGACAAAGTAATCCTTTTTCCACAATTTTTATTAAACAGATTACGACTTTTTTAAACCGAGAAAAGAGAAAATATTTCGTTTCATAACTTTTTTTTTTCAAATTTTTGTATATAAAGAAACCATATAAAGAAATTGGTATCTTTATATATAAAATGACAGAGTGTAGTTTATGCGAACAAAAAAATGAAGAATGTTTTTGTCAAGATTATTGGCATTCATTCGAAGATGATTTACTAAGTATAAAATTCCCAGAAAATGAATTTGTAGGCTCTACAAGTTTAAAACCTTCTACTATTACAGTTTGTTTTAACATTAATACTAAGGTTAATGTTAAAAATGTTGTTAAAACTTTTGAAGATAATTATAAACAACATGATGTATTCCAAACAATTAAGTACAAAGCAGGTACTAAAAAATCTAAAGATAAAGCATTGAATGATGCTTTTTATAATCAATGTTCTATGGTTCTTTCTATAGAAGATGATGAAAGTAAAATACAAAAACAAAAAAGTAAAATTAATGTATTTGTTTTCCCAAATGGAAGTTTTAGAACAGTAGGTTGTAGAACTATCAAAACATGTGCTATTATGATTAACGAGTTAGATTGCTTTTTTAAATATAATAAAAATCTTGTTGAGAATCCTTCTCAATATTCTTTAAAAGACATAAGAATAAGTATGATTAATAGTGATTTTAAGTTATCAAGAAAAATCAAACAAAGAAAATTATTCAATCTTCTAAAAGGTTGTACAATAGAAAATGGTGGAAATCTAAGATACAATAATTTTAACCCTGATAAATATCCAGGGATTAATCTTAAGTATATCAAAGATACTACAAAAGTAAATTCAAGTGATAAATTTACAAGAAAAGGTAGAAAGAAAATTGACGGTGAAGTTTCAATATTGATTTTTAGATCCGGTAGTATTATTATTACCGGATATAAAAAACCAACAGAAGCAAAAGATGCTTTTGAGTATATTTCAAATATTCTTATTCAAAACCAAGAGGTGGTGTTGTCGAAGTAGGAGGGTTAGATATTTGACGTTCTAATATTTTTTGACTTATGTTGTCTACGTCAGGACATAGACCTGGCCATACACAATATTTTTTACCATCAGAATGTTCTATACATCTTGACCATCCATCAACATCTTTGTAACCACAATCTTTATCATCTTTACAATGAATAATTGGTTCTTCCATAGAATAATCCCACTCTGGAGGTTTCTTTAAGAAAACTTTTTTATCATTACACTCATAAGTCATTTGACATTTTCCATAAGGTTGTTTTTCTTTACTTTTAGACCAATTATAATTACAACCCATATTATTGGTTATACTATTACTAGTGCTACCATCATAAACCATAGGTACGTTAGTTTTACCCCATTTATCAAATTTAATTTTACAATCTTCATCTTTAAGACATTTAAATTCTGGGGGTCTTACTGGGAAACTTTTTGTAACATGTTTTGAGAAATTCAATTCAGGAAAAATAGCATTTTGACACCTTAGTCCATAATAATCTGTTCCTCCGCTTACACTTTGTGGTTTAAAAGTTCCACATATCTGACCTTCATCACATTCAGATTCATTACCAGTGCATGGTTTATTCTTAACATGTTTTTTTTTAAGAGCTATGTCTATTTGTTGTTGAGCTTTTTTTCTAACTATCTCAGTTCCTGCTGGGGTTTGTAAAATTTTTCTTAATTCATTACCATCCATATTAAGTTCTTTCATCAATAAAGAATATAAATCACTTGATGGTGCAAAACTAGTGAAAGTCTGTGCTCCATTTGAAGGACTATAGTTACTCATTAGTAATACTCATTATTTTTTTTTGAGGATTATTAATTAGTAATAATAAATTTAATCTTCTTCGTCATCATCTTCTTCTTCACTATCTTCTTCTTCTGATTTAACAGCAACTTCTTCTTTTTCTGATTGTACAACTTCTTGTTTTTTAGGCCTTGTTAAACTATGAATAAGTTTTGAAAAATTCATTTCTTGTTCCATTACTTTTTGTTGTATTGACATTAAATTAGTTTTTATTTGTACTATTCCTTTATTTGTTTTTTTGATACTCCATATTTCATTCATCATGAAAATTCCTAAAATAACTAGGCCAACAATTGAACCTACTGATAAAAAGAACCCTAATCCTAATCCTCCACCGGTTTTTTTAGTTACTACTTTTGTTTCAGGTTTTGATTTGCTTCTTCGACTACTTCTATGATGTCTATGGGATTGTACTGTTTGGGGTATTGCTTCTACGTCTGACATATTAATAATAACCGATAACTAAATTCAAAATAGAAAACGCATTATTTAACAAGTTTTTTGATTCTAGTAGCAAGTTTATTAACCTTTTTAACATTGTAATCTACTTTTATAATATCTTTAGTCATATTAACCCATTTATGGTATGGCTGTTTCCCTTTAGTTTGTACGAGTTTAACTATTTTTTCTTTTCCTTTTATTTTTCTTATCGTTCCTATTGGGAAATATGCAGCTTTTTGAATCATTAATAAAAAACAATATTATAATTTACAAAAAATTGTAATATAATTTTTAAAAAACCTAGTCATCATCATCATTGAAAAGGTCTTGTACTATTTCTACTCCTTGAATCCAAGTACCAGTTTTATTCCTTCCAGAATAAGTATCTTTTCTCTTCATTCCGCGATGTACGGTTAGTTTCCTACTGTCGAAATGACACTGATAGAAATCATTACACCACTTTTGTTTTCCAAGATTGTTCTCAACACAATGTTGATTAAACTGTGACTTAAAAGTAGTCATGAAAGACCATTTCTCAGGATTAAATTCTAATTTACCAGATTCAAAGAAATGTTGTAAAGCATTAGTATTCTCCGCGATATCTTTTTTAGTATCCTTAAAGTATTTTGGAAGAATACACCAAATATCTTCTTTTCCAAACTTTTTAACAGCTTCTAAATAAGCACAAGTACATTTCTTAATAATATAAGCCATCTCTGCGCTTAGTTTTTTAGGTAACTGAGTATCACCTTTTTCAACTGCTTTTTTAAAAATGAAAACAATAAGTCTTCTAGAAATACTACCTTGATTATCCTCATATTCGGGAGTTCTGTTTCCAGCCATAATCCCTGGAACACTCCAATCATAAGCAGTAGCTGTTTTGTACTTCTCAGGAACAGATGTAGATTCCCCAGAAATCATAGTCTGAAAATCACACTGTTCTAAACCAAAATTTTGTTTAATTTCAGGAGCTACGAAAATAAATTTGTTTTTTAGAGCAGCTAAACCAAACTTCTTTTCACAATTATTAGAAAGTACACCTACATCTAGTGTATGATATACCTTCTTTATAATTTCGTTTATTATAGTACTTTTACCACTCTTAGCCCTTCCCTTTAAAAATCCCATAATTTGCCAAGTATCTAATTCGTTAACTTCAAAAAGCATTCTGCCTGCTAAAATATACATCCACCTACAAACCTCTTCTGAAAATTCTTGGTAGTCTAAAATTTTTTGAAAATTAGGAGTAGGTATGTTGTACCAATCTTTAAGTTCTTCAAAATTATTAAATTCGAGATCGAAAAATTTACAACTAGTTACATCTGACACTATATCTAAACTAGAAAGTTTACCATCTTCTTTCGGGGCATGTGGGTACCATCTATCTTCAAACATAGGATCTTTTTCTGTACCTACATTAAAGTTAGTAATATAAATGCCATTTTTAAAACTAAAAACATGTCTGTCTTTAACAACATCTCTAAATTGAGCATCTACACACTCTGTAAGATAAGTACTAGCTTTCTTAGCATTATCTCCACTTGTTAAATTGTGCCATTGTTGATAATTGACATCTTTTTGTGTTACATCGTATATAAATTTTTTTATGTCAAAGGCAACTTCCCACGCATGTGTGTCGTAACCTTCTTCAGTAAAAACTCTTTTCATACATTTGTCTTCTTGTCTTCGTAGACCTTTTTCTTGTAATATATTTAATAAGTATAATATTAAATTCTGAAATGGTGAATTTTTTGTATGATCTATTGGAGCGAAACGGAATAGACCAATATCGTTATTCATAAAACTATCGTAACTTGGTTCTGTGGCTATTTTAATACGCATTAGACTTCTAATACTTTGTTCAAGGTAGTAAATTATTTCAAATATTTTGTTGAATTTTATTTTATTGTCCATACTTTGTTCATCTTCGTTATCTAACATATTGTTCTTAGCAAAACAAAGATGAGCAGTAGTAACTTCGTATAATGCTTTTTTATAATGATATTCTAAATCTTTGAGTTTAAAGTCTTCTAAATTTTCTATTCCAAGCGTTTGGAAACCTTCTGTTAAGAAATTACCAAGAGCCATACCAGCATCTCTAGGTACAAATTTTAAATAAAGAGTATTTAATTCTTCTATTAGTTCTGTTTCAGAACACATTTCATATTTTTCTGAATATTCATCAAAAGATTTTCCAAGATCGTCCATTTCTAATTATTAGGATCATTTTTTTTTAAGTTTTTTTTCTCATTAAAATTAATTGAAAGCATATTTTTCTGTCCACGACCTTGCTAAAACTTCATACCGTATAGGGTTGTCTTTAAACATTTTAGCAATTTCTGGAACTAGAGGATCGTCTGGATTTGGATCAGTTAAAAGACTGCAAATTGAAAGCAAAATCTTAGAAATAGTTAAAGCTGGACTCCATTGGTCTTTTAATACATCAAGACATATATCACCTGACGTACTAATATTTGGATGAAATATTTTGGTTTCAAAATTTATTTTTGGAGGTTGAAAAGGATAATCGTGTGGAAAACGAATATTTAATTTGAACAGTCCTCCTTCATAAGGACTACTTTCTGGTCCAACAATAGTTCCTTTCCAATGTCTCAAATCATCTTCCGCAGGTCCCGCTGAACAATATGCAACGGGTTCTTTTTGTAAAGCACACCATTCTCGTTTAATTCTATCAGAACTCATTTTATGATTATTATGAATCATAATTTTTAAATGAGTTTAAAAAAATAAATTCATAAGACGTATGATGTATTATACCATTAAAGCTAACAATGAAACAATTATTTGTTCTTCTTGGAAAGAATGTGAACCTCACATACTTTCTCAAAAGAATGTCACTGTAAAATCTTTTACTTCTTTAGAAGAAGCTGAATTTTCCGTTAATTTCAACAAAGTTATTAAAGTTTATACCGATGGAAGTTGTCTTAAGAATGGAAGACAAGGAGCAGTTGCTGGAATAGGTATTTATTTTGGAAGAGGTGATTCTAGGAATGTTTCATTACCCTATCTAGATAAACCTACTAATAATAGAGCAGAAATGACAGCTATATTAGAGAGTTATAAATTATTGAACGAGGAAATATCAAAAGGTGAGCGTGTTAAAATTTACACAGATAGCAACTATACCATAAACTGTTTCACAAAATGGGCAGGTAGTTGGGAAAAGAAAGGTTGGACAAAAAAAGGAGGTCCTATAAAAAACCTTGAATTAGTTAAGAAGGGTTGGGAAAACTGTAAAAGATATCCTAATGTTACTTTACACTATGTTAAAGCACACACTGACGGAGAAGATGAGCACTCATTAGGAAATGCTCAAGCGGATAGACTAGCGGTTGAGGGAAGTAAAGTTTGTATTATGAAAAAATAATTTTCTTGGTATACTATTAATGAGTAAACCCGGAAAAGTATTAAAAGCGTTGTGTAAACGTCTTGGGGTGCGTTTAACCGTAAAAAGAGGTCAAAAAAGGGTGTATAAATCCATTAAAGTTCTTAAAGAACAATGTAAACGTAAGAAGAAGAAAGTCAAAAGGAGAAAAAGAGGATTCGGAACAGCCGGAACAGGTGATGTTAATACATCCGGAACAGGTGATGTTAATACAGAAATTATAAGGTATCGATTCCGTGAAGGTATTTATACTGGTCAAATAAAAAATGGAAAAAAACACGGACAAGGGAAAATGACTTATAATAATGGTGATGTTTATGAAGGACAATGGATAGATAATAAGAAACATGGAAAAGGAGTAATGAAATACGATGAAGAATCCATGAGAAATATGACACCTTACGGTTACGGTGAATTGATAGATTCTGGTGCAGTGGAGTTAAAATCAAGTTTCTATAATGGAGAATGGAAAGAAGATAAACGACATGGAAAAGGAATGCAGTCATTCATGGACAAGGATGACGATGAATATGATTATCATGGAGAATGGAAAAATGATAAGAAGCACGGAAAAGGAAGTTATACTATTGGATGGTATAGCTATAGTTATGAAGGACAATGGAAAGATAATAATCCGAATGGATTTGGAATAGAAGGTACAAGAAATTATGTTTATGAAGGACATTGGGAAAATGGTAAGAAACATGGAAAAGGAAAGATTGAACATAAAGATGATGATGTTTATGATGGCAATTGGAAATATGGTAAAAAAGATGGTTACGGTGAAAGTTTAGAAGTCTTTGGGAAAGGAGAAGACAGATATGGTAATACTGTAGCAAAACAGTTGGAATACAAAGGAAAATGGGAAGATGATGAGAAACATGGACAAGGATTAGGTAAGTATACGGGTTATGGGTTTGATTGGATCAAGTATAAAGGAACATGGAAACATGACAATGAAGAAGGAAAGGGAATTATGACGTGGTCTTCAGGTAGACAATATAAAGGAGACTTCAAAAAAGGCAAGAAATATGGATATGGAGTAGAAACAAAATTTGGAGGGGAAGATCCTAACTTACTTTATAAAGGAGACTGGGTAAAAGATGAGTTCATTAATGGAGATTACCATTTGTATCGGGACGGTGTGTATGAATATACTATATACCATAGTAAAGGTAGTAAAGATGGTTCTGTAAGTATAGTAAAAACTGTAGAAGATGGAACGAAAGCTCGTGAAAGTCGTGAAGGTTTACAAGAATTTAAGAAAGTTAGAGCAAATTTCTTACGAGAAGGTTTTGGAAAAAGACGTAAGAAAATTAGAAAAAGAAAAAGAAAAAAAAGACGTAAGAAAATTAGAAAAAGAAAAAAATAAAATGTTGGTATTTAATAAAATGGGATTACTAGAAATTTCAATTTTATTGAGTTTACTAGGTTTAAATAAAAAACCTACACCAAGTAATTATGGAAAGAAAAGAAAATGGTCGTTGAAGTATAAACGTTCTATAAATTGTAAGCGTCCTAAAGGATTTTCACAAAAACAGTATTGTAAAAGAAAAATGGGTTTTGGTAAAAACGTTGCCATAAGGACTAATGAAAAGCTATGGAGACGTATTCAACAAAAGTATCATAAAAGTAATAAAGGAGGTAAACCAGGACAATGGAGTGCAAGAAAAGCCCAATTAGCTGTCCAAGAATACAAGAAAAAGGGAGGAAAGTATAAAGGTAATACTCGTAAAAAAACAGATCTTCATAAATGGACTAAAGAAGATTGGGGAACTCGTTCAGGTAAAAATAGTATACAAGGTAAAAAAGCTACAGGGGAGCGTTATCTACCTAAGAAAGCAAGAAAAGCTTTGACTAAAAGGGAATATAAGAGAACAACTGCTGCTAAGAGGAAAGGTATTAAAAAGGGAAAACAATTCGTACGTCAACCTAAAAAAATAGCAAAGAAAACTGCAAAATATAGAAGACGTAAGAAAGTTAAAAGAAAAAAATAAAATATTTTTTTATATTATAATGGATAATCATTTAGCGACTAACATGTCTATTGCTGTTATGGTATTTTACAGTATTCTTACATTCTTTATAGCCCCAAGTATCACTAGAGTTCACTTGGCAGATAAATTCGAAGACCCTACTACTGCTGGGTTTATTATAGGATTTGTAATAAGTTTATGTTTATGGAATAAATTTAGAGATAAATTTAGACTTATGAAAGCTTAAATCTTACATATTTCTTTAATTTTTTTAAAATAAAAATATTTTAGATAATCATACATGGAATTCATAATTGCAAAAAACTTCTTTAAAAGAGATAAAACCAAAGAACCTTTTAAAAATACTGATGCTAAGGGAATGGTTACATCTTATGCATTTCCTGCACTTGCTACAGGTTATGCAATGTATTTAGGATGGAACTGTACTAAAAACCTAAAGAATAATCCTTTTAAGAGGTTCTTCTGGATGTTAATTTATTTTCTCTTTTCAGGACTTTATTTAATTTATTATTTTTTCGCATACTATATGGCAGGAAAAAGTTGTTTTGATTAAATAGAAACTTCAAATTTCTTCATTAGTAGTAATAAATAATTTTTTTTCCATAATTAAAATATTTTATTAAATCATACTAATGGATTTCATAATAGCTAACGTTATAGCTAAAGCAACAGAAGCATCTGAAGTTCTGAAACAAGGAAGAAAGATTACATTATTTCCAACATCTGAATCATTCGGCAATGTTACAAATAAAAGAGAACATTTTGGTTCAAAAGGTGCTCTTGTATACGTTATTCCTTTAGCAATTATTGCATTTTCTGTGTATTTAGGTGTACAGTGTGATGCTAAAAAAGGAATTACAGGTGCTGAGAAATATTTTAAAGGATTTCTTTATTTCCTATTTGCGAGTCCACACCTTCTAATCTATACTTTAAGGTATGTGTTCGGTCATAGATGTAAACCTAAACCTCCTAAACCTAGAACTTAATAAATGTTAAACAGTTAATTCAAATTTCTTTTTAGTTCCTCCATCATACTCATAAGCGTAACCTTGACGTACCATAAAATTATTTATATTAACTCTTGATTTATAAACTGTTATGAGTAGTCTTCCATATTTATCAAAATTGTTACACTTAATTGTAATTATTTTGTTTAATATTAAATCTGATAATTTTTCTTTTGCTTTAATGGCTGCTGCATGTTCAATTTCTGAATCTGTTTTAATTTCGGGAGTGTCTATTCCTATTAGTCTACATTTCCATCTATAAAGTTTCCAACCTAAATAGAATACTACATGTATAGTATCTCCATCATAAACTTTTACTACTTTAGCCCATTTAGTTTTCCCTTTAAGTCCGAATAAAGGTGTTTTTAAAGTAGCATTCCTAAATACATAATTAAATATACAACTCATTAATATTTAATAAATACTCATTTTTTTATGTACGTCACTAATAATGGAATACTATAGCGCTGCCGTTGGAGCAATCGCTTTATATGGGTACGTGAAAACAGCTGTACAAGGATACCAAGTCGTATCAAACACTGCTGCTGCTGCCAAGTATACATATAGTT